CCAGGATTTCTTCTTACGTCAATTCCGGTTGTTTTATAAAGTCCGGTAGCAAGAGCAGCAGTAGCAAGACTCAAGGCAACTTTCCAAGCCGCAAGTCCAGTAAGAACACCCGCGATGCCTAACGCTAAATCATATTTTGTGATTCCAGTAATCCAATCTTTCCATTCAGTAATGGTTTTATTGATGTCACCGTCAGGTCCAAATCGCATACCAAACTTTGCTATGCCTTTTAAAGTATCGCTAAAATCAAGAGCGCCAGAGTCTAGCTTTTCTTGTACACTATCAAAATCTAAGCTAATAAAATCGCCAAGAAGGTTAAAATACTCTTTCATAAACGGTCCACCAGCCAAACCGTCAATAATACCAGCAGCAAGACCACCAAGAGCAGTTAATACTAAAGATCCTTTAAGTGTTTCAACAAACCAATCTTTAAGGTCAACGAGAAGACCTGACATAGAAGGCCTTCTTTCATTGATTAGGCGACCTTGGTTAGGTTCTGGTGTTGGTCTATCAGGCTTTTCTGTTTGCCCTGCGCCAGCAACTTCCCCGAGTTCTTCTTCTCTTTTTTGCTTAGTGACAGCATCTTCTTGAAGAGTGACCATTGATTTTAATACATCGGTTTGGTCTTTAAGAACTTCAGATATTTCGGTAAGAATTTCAAGCGAATCGCGTAAGAAGTAGTTTGTCGTTTCGCGAGAACCAAACCCGCTACTTTCACGGGTAAGATTTCCTTGGCGTTCTAATTCTTCAAGGATTGCTCTTGTATCTGCTGTTAGCTCAATTGCCATGTTCTTACCTTAGTTGTTTTGTTCGTTTTGCTTTTCTATATAATCAACCAACATACCAAAATACAAATCTCTTTCATACGGCATCATATTTTCAATTTCTGTTATTGAGTATTTATGGTGCTGCGCCATTGCAAATATCATTTTATAATAGTCTGAAAGACTAATATGACACAGCATTAGGAGAAAAAAGAGTTCAGACCCTCCGCCGTGAATGTTCTTGTTTCGCCTTCTTTTGTTGTATACTCAATTTCGTGTCTAATTTTTGGCATTGTTTGAAAGAATTTTTGAATACCCTTTGTAGTTCCCGCCGAAACATTTTCCATAAAGCTATCAATTTCTTCTTGTGTGTAATCTTTAAAATAATGCACTTCATCGTCAGATGCGACTTTGTCCAAGCAAGAAGTTAAAACATAATAACTTACCAAAGGATCATCTTGATTCATTCCTGCAATTGAAATGAATTCATCTATTGTTGGATATCTTAAAAACAAAGTATAATCGTCGTTAATCTTAACTTGATTTGTATGTTCTTCGTCTCTTGTTACTATGATATTATCAATATCCATTTCTAAAGAAATTTGCTCACCTGTATCTGGATCAGTTACGCCAAACATAATAGCGTTATCCACGGATCTTGCTCTTAATACGAGCATAACATATTCTAAGTCAAACATTGCCATATCAGAAACTTCGTAATTGACAAGACAGTTATTTACAACCTGTTTTACTGCTGTAATTTGCTGCATGTTGTCACCGGCTTCTTGGGCAACTAAAAGAATCTTTTCTTCTTTTACAGTGAAAGGTCGAAATTTGATTTTTTCTTTAGTTGATGGAAGTTCCATCTCATACATAGGTAAATCAATTTTAGGTAAAGCCATAATCTAATTCTCCATTAGCCAAAGACACTGCTTAATCTATCCGCCGCAGTGTTAAATCTGTTTAGTTTATTTATTGCATCTTGCACGCTAGCCGGTTTGAAGCCTGTATCGACCACCTGTGATAATACACCAACAGTTGTAAGAAGGTCAAGCAATCCGTTTCCTCTTGATAGCCTTGACGTTGGTATGCCGACTTGTTCACCAGCATATTGGATATTATCATACCCAAAGGAAACACTTACTTGTGATGGGCTACTTTGATCCGCCCAGTTTAAGTCAACGTCACCAACCGCAATTGGGAACGCATTATCTAAAATAACTTCATAGTATTTTCCACCAGTGTTATTAAATGTAGAGTAATGTCTAATAATCATACGGCAAGCATAATCATCTTTATATCCCACTTCGTATGGAAGCATCCCATTTACTTCAGACATATTACCGCCAGCGGTGCTGTAGTTTACAACTCTTTGCATCCATCCGTGTAAGAATCTTAAAACCTGATGATTAGAATCCAGCATAAACAAGCATGCAACTGGCTGCGATGTCATCCCCGTGACAAACTGTTTTGGGCGTTGAGCAACAGCCTCATATCCCATTGCGTTTGCTTCCATTGAAGGAATGACTGCTGATTTGCAAAAGAACGTTAAATCTCTAGGTCTTGCGTTTGAACCAAACAAAAACGGAGTATTGACGAACTGCACTTGAAATAAATTACTTTGAGCAGCACCGCCAAAGCGATTCATTTGTGATTTGAATTCATTAAGATTAAATGGCATGTTTTATTTTCCGTTAATAATTTTTCTTGAGTCTGCGTAAACTTTGTTTTTACCTGCGCCAACAAAGTTAGCAGTTGGTAAGAATAAAGCAATGTCCCATTCCGAAGGTTCAATGTAAACAAATTTTGTTCTTACTTGTTTATCTAAGTAATGTTTTACTGTAGGCTTAAAGGCTCTAAACTTTGAAGCAGCATTTAAGATATCGTATGATATTCTCAAACTTGTAGATTGGTCTAATCTTTTATTCGTTGCTGTACTATACAATGCGTCCATAAGTTGAGCTCTTAGCATAGGAGGCAGGTAATGCATATTCAAACCTAAGAATCCGCCAGCTGCTGGGCCAATTGGAAACACCAATGGAAACCTGTCATAATATGGCAAAGTTGCTTTATGCTTTGCATCGTATCCAAACAAATACATATCACCAATAGAATAACCGTTTACCTTGCGGTCTTCCATTTTCATAAACTGCTGCTCGGTAACTTTACCTTTACTTACAGCGGCCGCTCTGTTGCGATACCATTGTCGACTTGCTTCTGTTCGGCCCGGTGCTTCACCAGAACGAATGCCTTTTAATAATATGTCGTCAAATACTTTTGCGACCATTTACTTTGCTCCTGGGATGTGGTCTTCTGTCCATATTTGAAAGTCCCAACCACGATCCGCACAATAATTCTTTGCAGCTTTCCATTTTGCTTCATTAACACCCCAAGTACGTACCTCGTTTAGATACCTTCTTGAGACCCGACCTTTTACAGTCTTTTTATTACGAATATCCGGTGGCCTTGTTTGAGCCTTCGGTTTTATTTCAATCATAATTGTTTGCCGCTTACCGTTTTTTGTTTTAACATGAGCAATCACGTCAGGAAAATAACGATGGCGGCGGCCGTCAATTGGCGAAACATATGGCACGATGACTTCTTCAGATTGCCACCATAAAACATCAGGGTGAATATCCATGTCACGAAAAACTCTCAATTCCCACCAAGAACGATAAATGATCTTTGTAGGATCACCTTTGTACTTTTGTGGGTTTTTCGGACGAAATCTTCCCTTATGTGCCAATTACAACTCCACCTATTCAGTATAAATAATCCATAGAGATATTTATATAAAAAAGGCAGCAAACATGGTGGTCGCAGTTAACCGAAACTCAGTAAAGGGGCAAAAGGATGCAAAGAAGGGCAGTTCTAATAACTTGCTATCTTTTCCTTCTAAAGAAATGCCTCACTCTATGCTTTTGGTGTTTAAAAAGTACGAGTACAAAACTTGGAATGACAGTCAGCTGTCTTTGCTTACGTCCCCGACCAGCGGTGGAAGAAGCCGCGCAGTTGAGTTAATGGATTCAGTTGGAATCCAACTTCCGTTTCCTAAGCAGCTTGTGGATAGTACAAACGTTAGAAATCAAGCCTTTGAAAGATCTGCCGCGGTTGAGGCTGGCGCAGAATTTTTACAAATAGACAAACTTTTTAACGGTAATATGTCATCTGAAGGTATTGTTAAAGGACTATATAATAAAATTGGAGGAACCTTGTATGGTGCAGGTAATGCAGTTGGTGGCGCGATAGGAACTGCAGCAAAAGACCCAGGGAAAGCATTTGAAGCAGTTCAAGGTGCTCTAAAATCTGCTATGAATATTGACGGCGCACAAGCAGCTACAATGGCCGCATTTTTGCTAAGAAGCAAATTTCCAAATGTGTTAGGCGGACAAGCTGGAAGAAGCATAAATAACATTCTAGGAAATATTGCTAATCCTAGGGAAGCTTTAACATTCGATGGCGTTGACCTTCGTAAACATAGATTTTCTTGGGAATTATTTCCAAGCAATCAGACGGATTCTAATTTAATACGTGATATTGTTGCAACATTTAAAAGAAACACATTGCCTGAAGCTGAAAACTTTGGATCAATACAACGAGCGCTATTATCTTATCCTAGCACAGTAGATATGTATTTGCTTGGAATCAACCAAGA